TGTGTCTAAAAATAGGTAGCTCTGTAAATTCACAACATGCCAAAGCCGAGGCCGCAGACTTCGAATGTATGGGCACAGACAATGCAGAATTAGCTGATTGGATCAACCAAAACCTAGACTATGATCAATTGATATTAGAGTTCTACACTCCTGGTGAGCCGAACAGTGGATGGATACATTGCAGCTATACATCTGACCAACCAAGAAAACAATTCTTACACGCGTTTAAATCAGAAGGTAAAACAAAATATAAACCTGTAATTGGAAAAGCAAAAGATCTTATATGAAGTTAGACCTATTTTCGGTCCCAATATTTATAGATAATATAGACGCCTCAAAAATAATTCTTAACAATGGAAAATTTGAAAAAACTTGGATTTCACAAACAAATAGTTCATTCAATTCAAAAAATAAATTAGACTTAGAATCTGAAGAATATTTAATGAAAAAAATAGGTCATCTTCTTTCAAATCATTTTTTTAATCCTGCAAAATTAAGTATTATAAACATATGGGAAAATAGATACGAGAAAGGTGATTTTCAAGAAAAACACGCTCACCCACATAGTCATTTTTCTTTTATAGTTTACAAGAAAATATCTGAATCAAAAACATTATTTATAAATCCATCGAATTATTTAATTTCATCTTTTATTCCTAATAAAATTATAGATAACTCTAATTTATTTCAGTTAGACTTCATGCCAAGTTGTAGAGAAAATCAAATTGTTTTATTCCCAAGTTTTTTAGAACACCTGGTAGCAAAAACTGATAGTGGTGTTACTATTTCAGGTAACTTGATAATAAGAGACTAGATATTTAGTTTAAAAATGTTATAGTTATTTAAGGAGTTTTTATGGCCATCACAAGATCACAAATACCAAAACAAATTGAAGGAAAACTTAGAGGGGCTAGAGATGAAAAAAAGAAGAAAAAACGTGTCATCTCAAAATTATATAGCAAAAAGTCTAAGGTCTTCAAAATTTAGTCAAAAAGTGGTACAATCCAAGAAATTGTACAACCGTAAAAAGGATAATAATGGCAACTTCAGGGACTACTAGTTTTGACCTTTCAATAGAAGAAATAATACAAGAAGCATACGAAAGATGTGGAATGACTACAACCAGTGGTCATAGTTTAAAATCAGCTAGAACAAGTTTAAATTTATTATTTGCTGAATGGGCTAACAGAGGTATTCATCTTTGGAAAGTGGCTCTCCATGAAAATGCTCTTGTTTCTGGTCAAGCAGAATATAGTGTGAGTGCAGGTGTGAGTGATGTTTTAGAAGCTTTTGTATCTTCAACCGCTGCAGCATCTAATAACGCAAACACACAAGATGTATCTTTAACTAAAATAGATAGATCTGCATATGCAGCTTTACCAAATAAATTAGCTACAGGACAACCATCACAGTATTATGTTGAGAGGGAAACAACACCCAAAATCTATCTTTACCAAGCACCAGATTTAAATACTTATACGACATTAAAATATTATGTTATTAAAAGAATTGAAGATGCTGGTTCATACACAAATGATGCTGATGTTGTTTTTAGGTTTTTACCATGTATGGTTGCAGGATTAGCATATTATCTTGCTATGAAAAATGCACCACAATTAGTGCAGCAAAATAAATTAATTTACGAAGATCAATTAAAAAGAGCGTTAGATGAAGATGGCCAAAGAGCTTCAACGTACATCACACCACAATCTTTTTATCCTAGTGGAGTTTAATTATGGGAAAATACGCAACAGGTAAAAGATCTCAAGCAATATCTGATAGATCAGGAATGGCCTTCCCATATAGGGAAATGGTAAAAGAGTGGAATGGCTCTTTGGTTCACATATCTGAATTTGAACCTAAGCATCCACAAATAAGAAGAAGACATAACACTGCTGATGCAATAGCTCTACAAAATACAAGAAACATGAAATTTCAACAGCCATCTGTTAAGTTTCAAAATGATAATACAATATCTGATTCAGGGGGTGCTTCAGTTGGCGTAGCAAATTTAGCATTACCTGGAGATTTTGCATTTAAAACGCAAGATTTTGAAATAACTAGAAACGGAACAACTTCAATAAATCATAGTATGATTCCTGAAGATCCGTCTTTGCAAAATAGAAGAAGAGAACTTCTTTCTAATGTAGGTCAAGTGGAGGTAAGTATTACATAATGGCAATAACACATACAAATTTTTTGACACAAGTAAGAAACTATACAGAGGTTTCAAGTAATGTTTTATCTGATTCACAAATACAAGAATTTATAAGAAATGTAGAATTAGATATAGCAGGTAAAGTAGATTATGACGATCTAAGAAAATATGCAAATTCTAATTTTACTGCAGGAAATAGAGCTGTAACACTACCCTCAGATGTTTTAGTTTTGAGATCTATTGAACATTTAGATTCGAGCGGTAACAGAACTTTTTTAGAAAAAAGAGATACAAGTTTTATATCAGAGTTTAATGGGACTGGTACACAAGGGCAACCAAAGTATTATGCTAATTGGGATGAATTTAACATCATAGTGGCACCTACGCCAGCTGCGGCTGATACAGTACAAATTAACTATATAAAAGATCCACCTGAATTTACTTCTACAAATCAAACTTATCTTGCTAAATATCAAGAATCTATGTTGTTACATGGTGTGTTAACAGAGTGTTTTAGATTTTTAAAAGGTCCTATGGATATGTACAATCTTTATGAAAAGAAGTACAATGAAGAAGTACAGAATTTTGCCCTACAACAAATGGGTAGAAGAAGACGAGCTGAGTATGATGACGGAGTTCCTAGAATACAGGTTCCAAGTCCTACTCCAAACACAAATTAATAAGGAGGCCAATTATGGCAATAACAACAAACGCAATATGTGATTCTTTTAAAAAAGAATTACTACAAGGAAAGCACGACTTTGATACATCTTCTGACACTTATAAGTTAGCGATGTACACAAGTTCTGCAACTTTAGGTAAATCAACTGAAAACTATTCTACAAACCCTGGTGGTGGAGCAAACACAGAAGTGACTTCATCTAACTACTCAGCGGGAGGTAAAGCTTTGGTAAATCAAGGTGTAAAAGTTTCATCATCTGTAGCTATTACAGATTTTGCTGATTTATCTTTTCAAAACGTAACTCTTACTGCTAGAGGTGCTTTAATCTACAACACAACAACAGATGGTGGTAGTGGTACTACTGATGCTGTTGCTGTATTAGATTTTGGTGGAGACAAGACTGCAACTTCAGGAACTTTTACTATACAGTTCCCTGCATTCACAACTTCAGCAGCTATATTAAGATTAGCTTAATCTAAGGTTCTGAAGCTATGGCAGAGTATACTTATACAGTAACCGTAGCTTCAGGAAACCTATATGGCGGTGGAACAGGAAACGTTTTTTATTTAAACGGTGTTAGAAATTCTACAGGACCAGGAACAGTAAGTTGGGTAGAAGGTGGGACTTTAAGATTTGATCAAAGTGAGGGCACTAACGACAACCACCCATTAATTTTTTCTACAACCACAAGTAAAGATCAATACCTAACATCTGGTGTAACTTATTATTTAGATGGTGCATCCAATTACGCAAACTATACCAATACAACAACTTTCAATGCTGCAACAACACGTTATGTTGAAGTAACTCCAGCATCAGCAACTGATTTTTACTATCTGTGTTATGTTCATGGAATTGGCATGGGTGGTATATTTGATATTGAATCAAATGTTTGGGGTGGATTATCTTGGGGATCAGGAGTTTGGGGTGATCAAGGTCACGTTGATATTTCTGCTACAGGTATATCACTTACTTCAAGCATAGGTACTTTAGAATCAATCACAGCTAACGCAGATGTTGATGCAACTGGATCGCAAATCGCATCTTCCCAAGGAACGTCTGTTGGAGGATCTTCTGTTATAGTATCAGTAACAGGTATTTCACAATCTATATCAGTTAACCAAACTATAACTGGAATAGGTGCGATAATAACTGGATCTTCTTTGTCTTCAAGTGTAGGAGCAGCTACAATTGATGAATCTTCACTCACAGGTGCCGGATGGGGAAGAGCAAACTGGAATGAATTTGCATGGGGTGTAAACTATTCTGTTGCATTAACAGGTCAAAGTTTAACATCTTCTATTGGTGAAGAAGCAGGTATAACCGATGTAACAGTTTCTGTTACAGGTCAATCTCTTACTTCTACACAAGGAATAATTTCATTAGTTGGGGATTTTGGAACTATTGTTAACGCAGCTGAAGATCAATTAGATTTAACATTAGCAAGCGTTACTACTACAGCAAATGCTAAAGCAGAACCTTCAGGTATTTCATTATCAGGATCAATAGGTCAAGTGGTACCTGAGCCTAAATTTGTTGCAGAAGTCACAGGAATACAAGCAACGTTTACCCTAGGCACGATTGCATTAGAGCAAACAACCACAGAATCAGTGACTGGACAAACTATTACAATGAGTCTTGGAGAAGAAGAACAAGCTAATGTTTATCCTGTTACAGGGACTACGATGACAGGTTCTATAGGATCTGTTACAGTTGTAGGTGAAGCTGGAATAGACGTTTCAGGCATTCAATTGTCAGCTTCTGCGGGAAGTCCAGTAATAACTGCTTGGCAAGAAATAGATTTAGGAGTATCTAATACATGGACGGTAGTTGATTTGGCTGCCTGATTAATGTAAAATGTAAAATTATTAAGGAGAATTTTTTATGGCATCAAGTTATTCAAGTGATCTAAAATTAGAACTAATGGTTACCGGTGAAAACGCTGGTACATGGGGTGATAAAACAAACGACAATC